CTGTAGCCAATTATGAAATAGGAAGAAACGAGCCTATTGATGCTGTAATTTCATTGATCTGTAAAACATTTAATGTAAATGAAGAATGGCTCCGATCTGGAGCTGGTGATATGTTCTTGGAGCTTCCTGAAGAAGATGAAGAAGCTGCTTATGTATCTGAATTGCTGGAAGACAGTGATAACGATTTATATAAGTTGATTAAGGAAATCATGCACACATATCATGAATTGTCTCCTAAATCAAAGGAAGTGATCCGTGATTTCAGTGCCAAGTTGCGAGAGAACATAAAAAAAGGAAGCTAATGCTTCCTTCTTTCTAAATGTCTTTTCAAGATGGTATAGAGCTGGCGAAGAAATTTTTCATCTGAATCGTCAATTTTCTTCACCATTCCTATGATAAGTTGTTTAGATACATTGCTCATTATGTAGTCCCTCCGTTCCCAGCAAGAACACTCTTCGAAATTCCTTGATTTCATCATACGACATTTGTATTTAGAAATCAATGCTTTTATCGAACATCTGTTCTTTTCCGCTTAGGAACTTTAGGGATTGCTATTATTAGGAAGGCCTGCTCAAATATCTATGGAGTAGGTTCTGATCAGGATTGTGGTGTTCCTGATTGGCAGGGTTTACAAAGGAGTGAGAAACTATGGGGCTGCGTTTTAGAAAGAGCTTTAAAATTGCTCCCGGAGTCAAATTAAATCTGAATAAGAACAGCACCAGTATAACATTTGGCAAACGTGGAGCTCATTACACGGTCAATTCCAAGGGAAAGAAGACTGCTTCTGTAGGAATCCCCGGAACTGGTATATCTTATACCATGTCTACCGGAAGTCGCACCTCATCCAAAAAAACTACAAACCAAGGAGGACCGAACATGTTTCAAAACAATTTTCCTGATTATAACGGGAATAACAAAAAATGGTATCAAAAAACTGGATGGATCATTGCATTAATAATTCTATTTTTCCCAGTAGGTCTATTCCTCATGTGGAAATATACTGACTGGAAAAAGCCTGTTAAATTTGCAGTTACTGCATTTATCTTGTTTTTTGCTATTGTAGGATTATTTTCTCCAGATAACTTGGAAGAAATTTCTCTAAGTGCAAATACAACCAGCGCATATGATATCAATCAAGAAGTTACAATAACCGTAAGTACCACACCAAATGATTACAAATTATCTGATAGTGATTTCAAATGTACAGGTGGAAAATTAAATATTGAAAATGGAACAATCACCTTTCTCTCTTCATCATCTGGTTCTTATGAAATTTGGGCTGAGCATGATGAAATTAAAAGTAATGAACTTGTAATAAAAGTAGAAGATAAAAAAGCAATCGCTGCTGCTAAAGCGCAGAAAGAAGCTGAAGAAAAGGCTGCTAAAGAAGCCGAAGAGGAGGCTGAAAGAAAAAAAGCTGAAGAAGAAGCAAAGGCTCAGGCAGCTGCCCAAGCTGAGGCTGAAGCTGAA